GAACTGATTTACATCAGTTGGTGTTAATAGCATACCCAGACTGTCTAATACGATTAAGACTTTGGGACGCTGGTCTTCGGGTAATGTTTTATACTCTTTAACAAACTCTGTGATCATTTTGGCAACATCATCAATCATTGCCATGTTGAGTTTGAGAAGCTTGTTTTCAGAAGTATCGACGCCGAGTGCGTGAAGCCAGGCTTCGTCGAGTGCGTTTTCAGTATCAATAAGAATAACATATATACCTTGTTCTTGTGCGTTCTTAACCAGATTTCCTGAGCAAATAAAACTTTTACCTGCACCAGACTCTCCAGCAAACACAGTAACCTTACCCATTGGAATACCCTTATTAAAGTCCCCGCTAATAAGATAGTTAAGAGCGTAATTGTTTGTGCTGATCCAGTCTGTGGGATCGTTAAATCCAACGCTGATACCGTCAATACTTTTTGTAATACTTTTGCGAAATTTGCTTACGTCAAATGGTTTAGCCATAATATTTTTCCTTGTCTAATTGTCTATCAAATAATTTCCGAAAATCATCTATGTTATCTGCTTTTGGAGCGCAAAATCCGCACATACATATATCTTTAACACATTGTATAATAGGCACAGATCTTGTGTCAAGTTGTTGCTTTAATTTATCTATAATAGATTGATAATTTTTTAAATTTCCCAACGGTTCAACTCTTCCAGTTGTACTTGTTTTACAATCTTTATTTGTAAAAACTGCACCATCAAGTTGACGCACAAATAAGAAAAACCAATTAACACTACAATACCAATCTCTAAATCCTTGCTTCTCTACGAAAGATACACAGGATTTTAAATCGTTGTTGATGCTTAATTTTCTGCCACCACAACACGGACGACCTTCATTAATACTCAGTACTTCTTCGGAGGTTCCTACTAGATTTAATTTTTTTTCATATTCATCTTGTGCGGCTGAAGGAACTACGCTCATCCAAAACGTTTTTAATTTGTTAAACTGTTCAGGAGTATACGACCATTTTTGTTCTACATTATCTAAAGGTTTTTTAATATATCTTAAGTTATGGTCCTGACAAAATTTAACAATCTTTTCTGCTTGATCAAAATATGCGGGATCGTTGTGCATCATAATGATACACTTGAATCTTTTATTTTCTTGTTTGAGATACAGAACGTTGTCTATGAATTGCTGTCGTTGTTTGGGCAAAATCTCTGTGTGATAACTAACAGAAAATTCGTCTACCAATGGTACTATTTTTTTCCATTGCGTGGGTCCTATTACACCATTAGTGGTACATGTGATTGTTAGGTGCCAGTTGTCCTGATATTTTTTATATTTTTCTCTACATTCCTTGAGAATTTTTACTATATCCGGATGAAAAACACTTTCGCCACCGTATACATTTAATACTACCTTGCGTTGACTTTGTTTTTTGTATTGCATGTACAAATCAACATACTCGTACATAAAATCAATTGATTGCAAACACTCCGTCAACGGCGGGTGTTTTGTAGAGTTATCGTGCCCACCATCAATACCTGTGTCACAATAGCTACAATCTAAATTGCATAATTTAGTTAATTCCCAGTCTAATAGAAAGCTAGGGACATTAGTTGGATCTAAAGCAAAGCCAATTGATTTAATCATTATAAGAGAATCCGGGCGTACAATCAAGTTGCAGAGGCCCGGGTCGTATTATTGTTTACTACGGTTTCTAATCATGGCCAAGATGTCCTCGGCCTTTTGACTTGAAGGTTTGGCAGCAGGTGCCTGTACTGGTGCAGTTGCTACTGGCGGCTCGTCGTCCTCAAGATCCGGACTTACTGTTGGTACAAACGGAGCAGCAGGTGCTGCTTTGGCCGCAGGTGCAGCGGCTTCTGTATCATCTCCACCTTTACCACCAGTAAAGCCGCTAGGCTTGAAGTATTGACTCCAACGATCTGGATCGTATGCTTGACCATCAACCGAAGCTTCAAACATTTCCTTGATTACCTTGAGCTCAACTTCGCCTGGACGTTTAGGTAGGAAGTCACTTAGATTATACAATCCATGAGAATCGATTGCTGCTTGCTCTTGTGCAGTTAGCGCAGTCTCTTTGCGGCTCCACTTGCTGGTTGAATAGTCTGCATAACCACCTTTGCTAGTTTTTGTGACAGTGAAATCCAAGCCAGCGGTGTAATCAGTAGGCATGCTTTCTAGTTCTGGGTCCATTAGTGCAGCCTTGATTAAATTAAAAATCTGGGGACTAATAACGAATCGACGAATTGGATTCTCTGGTGTTTTGTCATCCGCTAGAGGATTTTCTCTTACAAAACCTTGGAATAGATAGCTTTTCTTTTTCCAATACTTACGACCCATTTCCTCAAGACCGGGGTCTTTGAACCAAGTGCGTACTTCGGCCAAAATTGGACAGGCGTCGCCATACATCTCAACGCACGGTACTTGTACAACAACTGGTTTGGAATCTGATTGTCCCTTGATGCCTGCAAATGGCAAGCGAATCATCAGTCGCTCTACCCAAAAGAAATCATTCTTTGCGTTTGCGTCTGGTAAGAATCGGATTTTGCTGCTTGAGCCTTCTGGAATGTTCCAGTGAGCGTAGATGGCGTTATCGCCTTGTGATTGTCCACCTTGTGAACGTGTTTCTTGCGCTTGTAGCTTTGCGCGAATTTCTGCTAAAGATGTGGCCATAATGTTTCTCCTTATAAAATGCCATAATGTTTGTGCCTAGATATACAACTGCACCGTGCAATTATATAACAATACTATTTATGCTGTCAAATGAATTTTTTTATTTTTTTAACTTATAGGTACCAAAATTGGTATAGCTCGAAACTCTAAATTGCTGTACCGGTGCGAGCATGCCGTGCCATTGTAATGGTTGACTTCCATCTTGATTTGGTCCATTCAACATTAGATACCCAGAGTTTGCTTTGAACTTGCATTGATATTTTACACAATTTGCGTTCTTGAACTCAAAAAATGTAGTACCGTAATTGTCAGAATCAGCAGCCCAATATATTTGCATACTAGCTGGCAGGTGCCCATCGGTATGTATCGGAACAATAAAATTTGGTTCGTCGTACCACCACATGGTAAACGGATAATACTCGAATTGAATTCCCAATTCTTGTTCAATTTGAATCTTATTTTTTAAAACTTGATCATCAAATTTTTGAAAAAGTTCAAAATTTGAAATGTCTAATTGTCGACGTCGCCAAGTTTCTTGTTGTTCACCTCTGGTCCACTGAATATTGTCCCAGTTTGTATCAAGAACTCGTTCAGCCAAATCGTTTGGTAAAAAATTTTCAACGGAGAATAGTCGGTAGTCTTTGTCTACCGGCTTAATAATCATATTAGAATTTTAAGCCAGCTAGACGACGTAAAAAAGACAAATCTTCTTGTACCACTGGTTGATCCATTGTTGTGGCTCCAACTGGTTGTGGTTGTGGAACGGGTTGAGGTGGTGCCGGCTGTGTATTGGCATTTTGTTGCTGCATTATCTGCATAAACTGATTGGCCAATGCGTTTTCGCCGTTTGATGCAAGCCAACCAATGATGGTTCGTCTGGCATCAGCATCTGGTCCTTGATTTTTACTTAGCTTTATTAAAGCTTGATGCAGATCATCGCTCTTGAGAAAGTCAATAGACGAAATAGCAGCGATTGCATCTGCTGCGTCAACACCTACTGCAATAGGAGCTTGCATGAGAGCATTTAAGTTTTGTTCGTCTCTGTCGTCGGTGTCGTCATCCCAGGTTTGTTCTGATATCTCATTTGCCCAGGATTCAAACTCTAATGTCATTGGTGTGTCCATTTTTTGTTTATTCTTATAAGCTCGGTAAACATAAGGTAGTGCTTCATTGAATCTATCGTCGTATATTTTTTTAACAAAACGTTCACGCAACGAATCAACATCAACTTCGTCAAGATCCTGTGATTGCCCGCACATGTTCATTAGTAGTTCGTGACCTTGACGACCCTGAAAACGTTTTAAATGGTCACGAACTTCATTATAGCGATGTATAGCAGCTTCAACCATACCTGAAGTTTCTGCATCTTCAAAAGTTCTATTTTTCATGCTACGAACAAAATGTCGCATACTGGCCATTTCTTTGACCATTTCGTTGATAAGTTGACTGCCTTCATCTCCAATGTTGCCACCATGTCGCAAGTGATTGGCCGTTGCTCTTGCACCGTGCAAATTGTTATGGTCTAGTAAAAAACGTTCACCAATTGGTGTCTCAATGAACAGATGCTCAATTTGTCTTGCTCTAGATCCGTGTCTGTCTGGATCAATTTGATCGCGATGTTTAATAATTAACTTGTGTGTACCAACATCACCAAAGCTTATTCGGCGATTGTTTCCGTGGCCGTACAATTTACCCTCGGCAATTGTTAGTTCTTCTTTGTCGTAGGTAGCGTCCGATACGCTTTGCTGTTTGATATCTTTAAGATCTAAATTGCTACGATTGATGTCTCTTACATCAAACGAAAGCATATTACGTCGAGCAAATTCACGTAGTGCTCTTAAAAATTTATACCATTCAGTTTCCTGTTCTTCGTCCAGTGCGTCTGTGATATTTGATCCAAAGTAAACTTTTATACTGTCTTCGTCAATCAAGCTTATAGTCACATTACCAAAGTTTTGCCCGTTTTCGCTAATATAATCAAAATTAAAGAAGCGTGCTGATTCAGGGTCTGTGACTCGTTGGGCGTTTTCGTCCCCAATATTGACATGATTGAAACGGGCACGTATTTTGTCAAATAAAGCTGCTGATATTTTATCTAGTTCACGCATAATGTATTATTTATCGTTATAACAGTATAAAGGGCATTGGTGCAATATAATCATCTGTGTTATCACGAAGTTTTTCGTCCAACTCTGAATCATAACTTTGTAGTGCTTGAATCACTCTCAATACCAAAAGCAAACTGGTTACCAAGTCATCAGTTTCACCAATTTTAGCTGCAAATCCTGCACCGCTGGCCACAAAAGTTTTGAGTTCACTTATTAAATTTTTACTTGCTAATATAATTTTGCGATTTTCTACTAAATTTTTTAGTTTTGCACACACAGCCAATTTTGTCTTGTTTGTGGTAGTAAACCCTTTTCTGTGTATTCTAGCCTGCCCTGCTTTTACTGGCTGACTCAGGAATGTGCCTTTGATATTCTCTTCGCCAAATTCAGCAATGACCACAAGGGCAGCTTCACCCAAAGTATTGTTTTCGACACTATAGTATATATCGTTGGTAGTGCCAATCGTGTCATAAATGTACTCGCAAATTTCTTTGAGAATAGTAATCTGCCGCTGTACCGGGGTCTTATTGTGTTGCCACTCAGCCACTTGTATCATTGTAGGTAATTCAAATACTTGTATAGCAGCCGGATCGCCTCCTGTACCAAGGCTCGGGTCTAAACCTACAATATATGTTTTATCTCGTTGTGGTTTTTGATACCAACGAACTTGTCCTTGTAGTTCAATTGGATCTCTACCCTGTAATTCAGACAGAACAATTGAGTTAATTAATGTTTCATCATAAATTAAAAACTCACAGCCGTGTTCGCGCCTGAATCGTTCTTCACCAATTCGTCCAATTTCTTCTTTTTTCCATTCTTCGTCGCGATCTGGGTGTTCCCACCAATTGGCTTGATATCCTTTAAAGCCGTTTACTCCTAGCCCATCAGAACGTTCGTTTCCGTATTCATCTATTTTTTTGTTTGCTTGTTTCCAAATAAAAGCAAATTGATCTTCGTCTGAGTTTGGAGTGCTTGTAATAATAGCTTTACCACCTGTGCTTAAAGTAGGTGATATACTTGTCCAGAATTCCTTGGCAATAGTGGGTCGAACGAACGCAAACTCGTCACAGTACAGTAGTGTAATACTCATACCTCGGCCGGTAGTTTCAGTTGTTGTTTGACTTACAATACGTGATCCATTTTCAAAATCAATTGATCCTTTGTTATAACTGGTGACACCGGCCCTAATCCAGTCTGGACACAGTTCGTATGCATATCGCACACGTTGCATGATTTCCTGTGCACCTGTGTATTTGTGGGCTGCAATCAAAATAGTCGAATCAGGTCTAAACATAGCAAACCAAAGTAAATATCCTGCTGCACTTGTGGTTTTGCCTGTTTGTCTGGGCATTAGACTTACACTAAATCTATTGTTGTGATAAGTATCTATAAGTTTCCGTTGATACTCAAAAGGTTGATATAGCATTTTGCCCTTAACCGGGTGCTGAATGTAGAAATAATTGCTCATGAAATATTCCGGACCTGTATCTGGGTCTGCACACCGCATAAACTCTACAATTTGCTCTTCGGAAAAGTTGACCTTTTGATAGGGACTCTTTATAATACTAGTATCATTGGTTTTCATATAAATTACTTATGTCGCATACTTTACTTTTAAACAAAGATTACACACCGATCAGCGTATTACCGCTGAGTGTCATTCACTGGCAACATGCCGTTAAACTCATGTACTTGGGCCGGATTCAAGTGATTGAAACATATCCCAATTGGATCATTCATAGCGAAAAACTTGCTATAAATGTACCCAGTGTTGCAATTACCAAGGAATACTTTAATTTCAAACGTCGGGTAAATTTTACACGTTACAACATGTATCTGCGTGATCTTTACCAATGCCAATACTGCGAAGATACTTTTGATTTTCAGGACCTAACAATTGATCATGTGGTTCCACTCAGCCACGGTGGTAGAACTGAGTGGACCAATTGTGTGACTAGTTGTAAATCATGTAATTGGCGCAAGGCTGATAAAAGTTTTATGAAGCCCATTCGTAAACCTTATCGTCCGGATTATTGGGCTTTAGCTGCTGCTTGGAAGCACAGCCCGTTTAGAGTAAAAGATCCCAAATGGAATCAGTATTTAGGTAGAGATCAAATCGCTGCTTAAATTGGCTGTTCACCAGTAAGATAGGGTTTAGAGAACCATAGTTTGAACCACTCTTCGGTGCCAGGGCGAATATCATGTCGTTTCATGAGTTCGCCTTTTTCATTGCCAGTGACTGATATATTGCTGCCCGCAAAGCCTTTATATTCCTGCATCACTGCACGATTACCAATTCCAGCTAATGTTTTTAACCGCTGCAATTCATCCATTTTCTTCTAATTCTTCTGCAAAAAAATACAAAAATAAAAAACCTGTTAGAGCCAAAACAATCCCTACTGGATCGCCACGACTAATTGCAAAAGTTGTTAACATCCAAAATATAAAAAAAATTGATAATTTTAACATAACTATTTTTCAATTTGCTTTGCTAAACAATAGGCCTTGATTTTATCTTCTCTATGATTTCTTATTACAGATATTACTTCTTCACATGCTTCTAGTGTATGATAACTATTCCAAGCACGCCACTGTCCATCATCTACAACCAATACCATTAAAACAAAAATGTACTTCATCAATGATCGCCATACGGAACCACAGGGCGATCATCGTCTGGATTATCTGGTCCTGTTAGTTGCACCATGACTGTTTGGCTTCGCCATAATACTCTCTAGCAAATCCATTGGCAATCAACATTGAGCGCAGGCTTTGGCCATCCAATACCATATCGCCTAGAACACGGCCACCAAACTTGTCCCAACCGTAAAGAACAACTTGGCGTTTGACACTCTTGGCTACAGCATTCTTGGTAAAAGCCGAAGCTTGCTCGCCGCGCTGTGCTTCGCTTGGGCATTGAGCACGATGTCCTTTTTCTGGTGTATCAACTCCGTACACACGTACCGCTAACTCTGGCTTGAGTGGCTGCGGTAAAAATGGTGCTGCGATAACAACTGTGTCGCCGTCATTGACTCTGACAACTTGTGCATCGTATGTGACACCTTGTGGGGCCTTTTGTGCAAAGACCAAAGCAGGTGTTAGTAATAGAACGGCGAATAATTTTTTCATTGATTTCTCCTATAAGTTTCTGTTTGTATTGTGAGTGACTGTTTGGCCTTGTGGGTTTGTGACTTTGGCAGTTATAATGGCAGGATTCCCTTGCCGGATATTTTTTCCTGCACCTTGAAACATAGCGCCTTTATCAACGCGGGCATCAATTTCACCAACATCAGGTGCATTGTAGGAGGCACGAATTTGATTGGTAGGAGTCATTTGACCTTTGTATCCTGCTGTTGTATGTGTTGCACCAACACTGGCGTCTGGAGTCATTTGGTAATCCATTCCTATTTGGCCAGCATTGTGCTTCAAATCTTTTGTTGCTTGAAAATTTAAGTTGTCCCCGACCTTGGTTTGCACTCCGATGGTTTTTGCTGCTGTATCAACGGTTGCAGTTGTATTATCACCAACGTTTACAGTGGCCGATGTTGGTTGTTGCTCGTCAAGAATATCTAAATACCGTCTAAAAAATCTTGGGTCGCTCATTTATCTTCTAATTAGTTGTTTGAGTCTATCTAACTCGTCTTCTTCTTGTACTGGTTCATTATCTGGTGCAGGTTCTTTGCCCATCAATTCACCTGGAGTTTGAACCTGTTGTCCTGTTACGGCCTGTTTTTTACTTATATCTAAGTATGGGCTCATAGTATCTTGACGATACATAGTTTGTTGGTTAAGCCGATCAAATGCTGTAGCATCTCCTGATTTTAAATCTCCCATAGTTTTATCAACTCCGGTCATGTAGTTTTTCATACTATTTGCAGTAACCAAATCCCTTTGAGCATCCTGTTGCATTTTTTGCATTGAGGGATCATTGGCATTTGGAGCACTCATGGCTTGATTAAAATCTTTGTCGAAATTTTTAGATTTGGCGTATTTTGCCATCGGTTGTGTTAGTTCTTGCCCAACAGTTCCTGTTGCTGCGGCAAGTGCACCTTCTTCTCCTTTGCCACGTAGATATGCTAGTCCTGCATTGGCGCCAGCCTTTAATCCCGTCCAGCCCAGTTTTACTTTATCCGCAGTTGTTGCTCCTGCTGCGTTAAGAACATTATTCACTCCCTTAGCTGCATCCATTGCACCACTAGCATAATTACCTGCTCCTATTTTTTCTACGCCTGCAACAACTTGATTACCTGCTGCGTCAATTTGACCCATTAGGTTATCGGCTTGTTGTTGTGTTGGAGCTTTTCCAGATTTAGGATCGTATCCTCCTAAAGGTTGATTTGCTGGTGCTGCACTCTTTTGAGTTGGGGCATTAGGACCAACGCCTGCTGGCGGTCCTTCATTTAATATATCTAAATATTGTCTAAAAAATCTTGGATCTGTCATTACCAACTCCTACATGACCAATAACGTGCCTTCCATCTTGGTCCTGGGTTGGCGCAGTTGTGTCTTGCTCTAAAACTCTTGCGACGCTTGGGATTGCTCTTTTTAATCCGCATGTTGGGATCACCAAACTCTACTTTAACGATATTTCCGTTTGGCTTTCTTACATACACTTTGCTTTTCTTGACATCACCGGGCATTTTCTTGCCTAGTGGTACTGTGCGTCCACGATACTTGGCTTCGTTGGTTGTGGCACGAAATTGACTCATTGGCGCTTGAGGCACGGACTTGTATGAACCTGGTTCTTGCATCATTGTATCCGCGTCATGTCGTGCTTTGTCCAATGTATAATCTAGCCAAGGCTTGCTTACATCTGTTTGATAATCCTGCTCGTAGTCATCACCTTTGAGCTGAGTTTTAAGGTAGTCGCCAGCGCCAGTCTTAGGATCTCTAAACACAGATGTTGACGAATATTCTTGATCGTAAGTTGAATCTCCTTTACTAGAATTAGTAGCTTTTGTTCTTTGAGAATTAATTGCAGACACCGATGTTTTATTGTCGTTAGGAACTACTGGCCCTGTTGACTGATAGCTGTTAGTTTTTGGGTCGTATTTGTTTACTCCGCCGTACTTGTCAGTAAAAGTGTCTTGGCCCCATTTAAACTCATCTTCGTGAACCATGTATTCTTTAGGATCTTTTTTTGCTTTTGGTTCAGTTAAAGGACTTGTGTCAGCTGGATTTCTAGTAGGCTTCTTTGGAGCAGTTGCGCCTTGGTCTTTATCCATGTACTTGTTTTCAAGATCGTTGTCGGAACTTTGATCTTTGTTTGCATTTGAATGTATTGGACTAATAGAATCTCGAGCAGTGGGCATGTTTGAATCCTCAGTGAGGTATCCCGCATGCGTTAAAATTCTCATCACGGTGTCGTCTGCTTCTAATACTATTCCATCTTCAAATACATCAACAATGTATGTTTCGATTAGTGTTTCGTCTCTAGCAATTTCTAATTCAAAGATATCGCCCACAGCAGGATTACCTTCAGTTAATTCTGCTTCGCTCAGATAATCACGAAAACTTTTCATATCACTTGCCTTTCCACTGATCGGGTGGTAATACCTTGATTGGTTCTCCAGCTTTGTCAACTACTTCGCCTTTATCAAGTTGAAGTCTATTTAAGTGTGTATCATATCGATCATTGACTTGTTTTTCGTACTCGGTGCCTTTGTACTGCTTACGCATGGCATCAAGATCACGTAGTTGCGGACTGGTTCTTAGCTTGCTAGCTTCTGTTCCAATTAAATCACCAAAAAAGTTTGAAACATCTTCCCAACCTTCGTCAACTTCTGAATTACGAGTTTTGCTACCTCGGTGCCATTCTACATCTTTTCCATGGTTTTTAATCGTGGCTCCAGTCACATCATCTGGTGGTAATGGATCTGCAGCATAATATTCTGTATCTTTGCCTGGTTCCATTCTTGCACCAATTCTTCCTGTCTTAGGTGATGTAATGTTGAAACCGCTCCAGTCTGATCCTGTTTCGGGATCATCAGATTTTGGAGTAAAACGTATTGGGCGTTGAGAGTCTTTGTCGTCTCTAATCAAAATGCTTTCAAGGATTTCGTTCAAGTCTTGATCAAGTATGCTTTCAGCCATTGGGTTGTCGCCTAATCGAGGCTTGTCTGCATATTGACGTTTTTCTCTGTTTAAGTCGTTGCCTTGACGAATAATGCTATCTACAGTTTGATATTCTTCTTCTGGGGTGTTAGAATATTCTGTTTCACGCTCTTCGTCCATCATTTGGTCGCCGCTGATCATGATGACTTCTGGTTCCGACATTGTCATACTGCGGTCATCATGCGATCTCATACCAGCCATTTTTAGCATCTGCAACAATTCGTCTGCTTTATCACCTTGTGCGTTGACAGTCACATCTCTGGTACCATCGCTGCTCATGTTTGTAGTGACATTGAATCTATCTTTTTGCATAGGTGACTTACTCATTTCCATGTCGCCACATTCTTGCAATCCAGCGATCTTACGCATACGATTCAATAAATCGTCGCTCTGTTCACCTAGCGGCTTTGCCTTAGCATCGGCTTCTTTTTTGTCTTTTTCAGCTTCAATACGGTCGTAGTCGGCATGCATTGCTGAAGGTAGAGTAGCCTTGTCGATTGCTTGTCTAACAGACTTGCCGGCACTTTTTAGTTTATCACCAAAAGATTCTGGTTTATCTTTGGCATACAACATAGCTGCGCCTGGTCCATCTTCATCTACTTCACTCTTTTTTGGGCCAAATGGTTTTTTTGGATCTGCTGGTGTATACTTGTCAGGGGGCATACCTAATCC